TATGGGTGTATGTGCTGTCTGATCATGGGGTATGGTTTGTCTGACTATGGGGGTATGGTCTGTCTGACCATGGGTATCTAAATTTATATTTACTTCATAAATGTTTGAAATATTAACAATATTGCCATTTTTGCTTTTTCCTTTTCGATTATGTTTAATTATAAGACCTTTGTCTATTAGTCCTTCTATTGCTCTTTGTGCTGTTTTTTGAGATGTTTTTGTTTTGTTCCCAATATCATTATAAGACGGGAAAGCAGCTCCACCATTATTTCCACACCTACATAAGTACATATAGGTAATTAATTCATGTTCTGTTAATCCATCAACTTCAAAAATTCTGTTAGGTGTTTGAAAAAATGGTACTTCCATTCTTATTTTGTCTGCCATAAGATTTACCTCCTTAATAATTTTTCTGACTTTTCCAAATATAGCTACAGATATTCTTGTCTTGCAGAAAAAGGGAATATGTGTTATATTTGAAAAAGGGAATATATCTCAGGGAATAATTTATGTAAAGAATTCATGCAATAAATAAATTTAAGCCCTGGATGTCTTGAAAAAAGTTTTGAAAAGAAGTGATTACCTTGGCTGGGACACTTCTTTTTGTTTTGCATAATGCTTTTTGAGCATTTGCAAAACTTTTTCTTTTGTGACATAGTTGCCTTTTTCTCCAATGCTAAACTTAATAGATTTGATGTATTTTTTATGAGACATTAAGCCACCTCGCTAGGTAAAAAAATTTTATCTAATGAGACACTAAGTAACCTACAAAGTTCAATTGCCTCATTAATTGACAAGGAACTTCCGTTTTTGCAATTAATTTTTTTTGAAAATCTGTATTCTGACATTCCCATTAATTTTGAAATTTCTTTTTGTGTTGAGCCAATTCGCATTATTTCGGCCTTTATATTATTCGTATAATCCATTAATATATCTCCTTTCAAATTATGTGTGTTTATGGCACATATTTTATTAATATTATATGTGTGATTTTGCCACATGTCAATACTAAATATGTTTTTTTACATATTTAATATTCATATTTTGCAATTTAATCTTTGTGTAGTATAATTTGTATATAAAATAATAATTCTAGGAGTATACTATGGACTTCAAAGATAGATTAAAAGAATTAAGGTTAGAAAAGGAAATGAGACAGGAAGACTTGGCTAAAAAAATCGGAGTAAGCAGGCATACAATTACGGGATATGAGATAGGCAAAAGAGAGCCTGATTTAGATAAAATAATAAAATTAGCAAATTTTTTTGATGTGTCAATTGATTATCTACTTGGAAATACTAATATAAGAGAATTAAATAAAAATGTGGATTTTATTGCGGTCATAGATAAAGCAAAAAAAGAAAAGGTCACGGTTAATGACATAGATAATATCATTGAACTTTTAAAAAATTTAAGAGAAAGAAATTAATTTTTTTATTAGAACATCTTTTGTTTATATATATTTTTTTATTACTGCTATCTATGATTCCAGGTAAATATTTAAATTTATCACCAAAATCAGTATATTCATATATATTTTTCATTTGTTCTCCTCCGTGCAATATTATTCATTATTAATGACATAATAACATAATTTATGTGCAAATTTGCACAATCTCAAAAATATTACAAGAAAGGATAAATTTTTACAAAATATGAATATGAAAGCTGCAATTTATGCAAGAGTAAGTTCTGAAATGCAAATTGATAATTTTTCAATAGCTGCACAATTAAACGAATTAGAAAACTATTGTTTAAAAAATAATATAGAGATATTCAAAAAATATATAGACGAGGGATACAGTTCAAAAAATGACAAAAGACCAGGATTTAAGAGGATGATACAGGATTCAGAAAATAAATGCTTTGACATGATTCTAGTTCATGAATATAGTAGATTTGCTTCAAATTATGAATTATCAAAGTCTTTAGAAGATAAATTGAAGAAAAATAATATAACAGTTATCTCCATAACTGAAAAAATCGATAATAGTCCATCAGGATTCTTTCAAAAATTAATTATGCAAGGACTGGCAGAATGGAGACTATTGAATTTAGCACAGCATGTGAAAAAATCTCAGCGGTACATGGTAGCTGAAAAAGGATTAAATCACGGCGCTAGTGTATATGGTTACAATATGATAGATAAAAAATTAGTCATAAATGAAGATGAAGCAAGAATTATTAAATTGATATATGAAAAGTATCTATCTGGGGTTGGTATTCAAAAAATAATAAGGTATCTGTTAGATAATAATATCTACACTAGAAAAGGGAAAATATTTGAAGCTCCAACAATTCGAAGGATTTTAAAAAATCCTAAATATATAGGTAAGTTACAATATAATAATGAAATATATAAAGGAGAACACCAGGCTATTATTAGTAAAGAAATATTTGGTAGAGTCCAACGAGAATTAAGAGAAAGACGATGTTGTAATTATATAAATCACGACGGGCCTATTATAAGTCGCCGTTCTGAAAGATGGTACAATTATTACTTATTGACAATATTGTATTGTGGCAAATGTGGTGCTAATATGCGAATTACTCAGAGTGGGAATAAACAGGTTAAATATTATTGCTGTGGAAGGGCATTGAGATATACTGGTGCTTGTGATTGCACCAAATTATATAGAGTAGAAAAAATAGAACATGAAATTGAATGTATTTTAAAAGAATTCTTAGACGGAATTATAAACTTTGTTCCCAAAATTAACACTGATAATACAAGGGATATTTTAGAAAGAAGATTGGACAAAATACCTGCAGAAATTTCGAGGGTACAAGATGGATTTTTGGCAGGAATTTTTTCGATTGCTGAAGCAAAAGAAAAAAAGTTGCAGTTGGAGAATGAAAAAGTCCAGATTGAAATTGAACTTAAAAATATGGGTGAACATAAATTTGATATTGAGGATCCAAAAGAAAATTTATTATCCATTTGGGATACTTTTATTTTTACAGATGATATTTGCCAGAAAAGAGAAATTTTAAAAAGTGTAGTAGAAAAAATTTATATAGACAAAAATGGAATAATGGAAATTGTGTTTGTGGATAAAAGGGCGTTATAGCCTATTTTATTTTTTTTATAATTTAGTATTTACTTTTGTAATCACATATGTTATAATTAGGAAAACGTTAGGAGGAAAATTAAATGGCAAGTAAGAAAAAACAAGACGGAGAGCCAAAAGTAATATATAAAACATTTAAATGTAATCCAATACTAGATAAAGATGTTTTGGATATGCTTGCAATGCAAACAGATCAAACGAAATTTATAAAATGGCTAATGAGAAGGGCGATAAGAGAGTTTGGAATGATTGATTTATACTCAAAAATCGGGGTTCAAAATATTTAGCTATTATAATTTATGGGAGAGAGTCCACATAATAATTATAATAACAAGGAGGTGGATAATATGTGTTACATGGTTGATGATGGAAATGGTACATTAGAAGAACGTCCGACGCTGGAAGAGGCAGAGGAATTAAAAAGAGAATGGGAAAGTAAAGGCAGAAAAAATGTAACAATCAAGGAATTTGCCTAATGTAAAAGAAGATAACCCCTTTTACGGAGTTATCTTCTGAACCATAAACCAATAAGTCTTTTGTGCTTACATTTACTTTAGCAAAGTAAGTGTAATTATATCATAAATTTAAAGGACGGTTAAGGATATGTGCAAAATAGAAATAAAAAAATGAGGTGAGAAAATGAGTAAAATCTTTACTGTAATGAGTGGAATTATATTATTTATTGTTTGTTTGGCTGGTGCTTGTGCCAGTTGTGCAGTTTCAATTTTTTCAGAATTAGAATTATTTACAGGTAGCGAAATGTATGCATTCATTGCATTTACAATATATGTGCAGATATCAATTTTTATGGTTAGCAGTTTCGAAACTGCAATTAAAAACAACTTTAATAGGCACTATAGGCAGGCAAAATTATTGCAGTATGGACTTTTAATTGTAATTATATTTTTAAATAGCCAATTCTTCTTTATAAATCTTGGCAAAAATGGACTGTTAATAAAAATAATAACTTTCATAATGTGCATACTTGTTGAATATGGAACAATTGTAGGTCTTAAATTAGCTGTAGATAGAATATTTTTGAATTATTCTTTCAGGAGTGACAATAATGATAATGACAAAAGTATTGTATCAAAGCTTTTTAGTAATTTGATATTTGGATGGAAATACAGGATAGAGCAAAAATACTTAGAAAATATGAAACTAGCAAATATTGATTATACAAAGAATGTACAAGAAAATGCACAAGAAGTTAAAGTAAAAGAAATGAAAGAAATACAGCAAAAACCAGATTTAAAGTTATTGAAATTTCCTGAATCTTTGGTAGAACAAAAAGAAACAGCAATAGAAGAAATTGAAAATATAGAAAATATAACAAATAATGAGAATGAAAATATTGATAATCTTTGTTCGAACAAAGATTTGGAATTGATAAGAAATACAATTTGGAGCTATAAGGATGTCGATATAGCCCCAAGTGTAACAGCTTTAATGGAACTGGCTGGATTAAAAAGAAAAGTTATCCAGTCAGCAAAGAAAAAGTTGGAAGAAGAAGGATTTATTACAACAAAAGGAAAAACAACTTTTGTAAATACAAAGGAGAACAAGAAAAATGTATCTAAGATTAAGAACTAATGAATCAAATTTCAAGGTAATAAACAAAGCACTATTTGATACGGCAAATATACTGCCTAAAATATTTCACAATAATCAAGCATTTTATAGAATAAATTTCTTAAGTACAGAAACATTAAAATTGATTGGATGGATATTAGATTACTACAATGATACTGAAATTGATGTGCTTGAAAGTTTGAATACAGGAGGTGTAAACAATGACAATGAAGGAAATACTTAATAAAAATAACAATTTTGAATTTAGCATTGATAAAAAACAGTACAAAGTAACAAATAACTCTCTATATGTAAAAATTAATGGGAATTATGTACATAGCATAAATGTTAATTTAAGTGACAATGAGCTAGATAGTATTTGTGCAATATTAAAAGGAAATGCCAGCCTGTAAGCAAAAACATTTCCTAATCTCTAAAAAGCCCTTGGAAGAACTATAGATATTTTTATTATAGTTCCTCCAAGGGCAAAAGTAAATAAAAATTTGGAGGGAATTGTAATGAAAATTAATAATTTGACAGATAAGGAAATACAAGATATAGAAAGGCAAACACTCGCAACAATGAATCATGAATTTTTACAACCAAGTGAAGCAGCAATTGAAATAAATCGTCAGTTTCTCGAAGGAAAGATAACAAGTAATGAGGCAATTGATAAGATAAAAAAGAAATACTGTGTAATGGTAGGGAGGTTAGGGAAGTGTTAGACTTATTAAACTTACTGGTACAAGCAACACTAATGATAATACTTGCAATGTCGCCTTTCTTCATAGGTTTTGGAATACTCTTTTACTCAGTATATTTTTTTACGAATGGTAAGCACAAGGATTTGATGGAAACAGTATACTGGAAAATAGTTAGAATTAAAAATAAAAGAAAAGAATTAAAAGAAAAACAAGAAAAAATAGCAATTGAGAAGGCAGCGATTGAAAAAGGCAATTTTGAGATTATTAAAGTAAATGGAAGATTAGTAGTGAAAACAGGGGAGGAGAATTGATTATGACAAATTTGATAGCAACATTAGTATTATTAGTTGCTTTTTGGAATATTGTAAAAGGAAAATTTAAAGATGCCGGAATACTAGTGCTTTGTAGTTGCGTATTATTAGCTGTTATGAATGATATTAGTTTGTTATACCTTGCTGGAAATAGTGTTGTTGATCTAGCTAAAGAACTTTTGAAAGGTGGGATTAAGTAATGGATAGCATAATTGGATTATTAATTATTGGAATAATAATTATATTAGCAACAAAGACAGGAAGAAAAGAAGTAAGTAAATTAATAAGTAAATTAATTGGAAAAGGTATGGATAAGCTAAAAAAACAAATATGTAATTTACTCAAAATATTTTTAAATGCAGTAATTTTTATGATAAAAAAAATTGTAATAAATATGTTAATCCAGCTTAAACCAAGTAATTTGAAACAATTACTTGCAACTAAAGAGAGATATTTATTTATCTCTCTTGCAATTATTAGCTTAGGATTACTGTTGTACAAAGGTTATAGGTTTTATATATGTTTAATAATAGGATTATTAAGTTATTTTTTATTAAAAGGAGTGTTAATTTCTATTAATGATTTAATAATTTCGACAATTAAAAAGAAAAAAATAGATATGCTTTGTAATAAATATAAGTATATTTGTGAAATGTTTGATAATAGGTTACAGATAGTAAAAGAGCAACAAAATATTTTGACAGCTTTTAGCTCGGATTTTACTTGTAAACATTTAATAGATAAAAAAGAAATACTAGAAATAAAATTAAATAGGGATATAAACAATATAAGTAGGCAAACAGGAAATTTTAAATACATGAACATAGTATTTAAAATTGATACTAAATTTAAAAAATTTTATAGGTTTCAAGATTATGTTGCATGTGCTGATACTAGCAAAACAAAAGTTCCGTTTTTGTTTGGAATAAAAGAAGATGAAGCACTATTAGTTATTGATTTTGCAGAAATAAAACATATGCTTATCTCTGGCGTTACTGGTGGAGGAAAAAGCAATTTAATAAATATGATATTACAAAGCTTATTTTGTTTTGATAACAATGTTGTATGCATACTTGTTGATTTTAAATATGAAATAGAAATGTACAAATACTCTAAGTTTAGAAACTGTGTAACTGTAAGTAATCAAAAAGAATTTAAGAAAATACTTGATTTACTATTTGAAGAAATGAAAGATAGGGCAGAAATTTTAAAGAAAAATAATGTTTCAGACATAAATCAATATAATAAAAGATTTTCATCTAAAAAAATGCCATTCATAATTTTAGTTATTGACGAAATTGGAGATCTAAAATTAGACAAGGAAAAATCAAAAGATGATAACACGACAGTAATTGATAAGCTTAAAAAATTGCTTACAATTGCAAGGGCATTAGGAATAAGCGTTGTAATGGCAACTCAAACACCAAGCGGAGAAATATTAGATACTGATATTAGAAGGTTAGTGCCTTTTAAAATTAGTACTAATGTTGGAAAAGCAATTGAAACGCAAAAAATGACAGGAGTAACAGGAACGCAAGAACTCAAAACAGCTGAATTTATGACAAATTTTAAGAAATATAGCGATATATATAAAGGTTTGCTAATTCAAGAGGAAGCAGATGAAGAAGAGGGTCTCCCAGAATGTAATAAAATTTTTGAAAAGTTAAGCAATTTAATGACAAAAGATAACGAATATTTGGAAAACAACAAAGACGAATGTATTATTGCAGTTGGAAATATAATTAAACAAAAGTCTAAAAAACATAAGAAAAATGTCAATTATTTTAGTCATATATATAATTTGTTTAGTAAAATACTACTAACAAAAATTAACAAAGGTAAAGGAGAAGTGTTAGCGGTTTCTGCTAACTTAGAAAAAAATATGCTAATTATAAAACCATTTTCAAATGAAGTAATAGACTGCGTTAACAGGTTTAAAAATCTACACGATGAAAACAAAATATCCTTAGAAAAGAATACATTTTCTGATTCGGAAACTAACCCAGCCAATACAGATTCCAGATATTTGAAATTTCTTAACGTGATTTTCCAGTTCAGAAATGAAAAAAACATCATACCATCATCAAAAATAATTAATGATTATATGGATAATTTTGGAGAATACGAAAGAGATGTATTATTAGGAAAAGCAAAAGAAGAAAATTTAATAATTGCAAATGGAACAAAATTTTTAATCAATTTGAATAACGAAAAATGGGATAATTTTTTGGAAGGAATGATTTAAAATGGAAGAATTAAAAGAAGTTTTAAACTTATTAAAAGAAAGTGCAATACTCAGAAAAGGAATACAAATATTTGTAGAACATTGGAAAATAATGATTTTAATTATAATAGTTGGTGCAATAGTTGCTATTTTGAGCGACAAGGAAGACAATTTTATACCAATTAGCAAAATAAAAGGAATAGTAAAAAAATAGACATAAGGAGGGAGTAGCTCAAAAGCTACTCCGTTTTAGTTTAGTCTATTTCCGTTTGGTAATGTAATTTTATAACAAAAAGCATACAATGTCAATAATTTTTGACAACGTATGCTTTTTTAATTCCAATTAATCTTCTTTTTAATCTTCTTTTTTAAAATTTAAATGCTAATGTAATTCTAATATTATGCTTTTTTAATAAAACTAAATCCTATATTCTTTTATTAACGGCTATTTATTTTAAACTTGTCTATCCGTATACACCCACATAGTGCATTCGAGATAAATTTCTCGATTTGACAAGTATTCAATTATAATTTCACAATATTTAATCCCCCGTTAATATTTAATGTATTTTTTATAGCTAATTTGTTTTTATCGTACAAATATTATATTATTTTTCTATGATTTTTGATATATTATTACAAGAAAAAATATTTTGTAACAAAAGAAGGAGAAAAAATTGATGAAGTACAAAGAAGTGTTAATACCTCTATTTGTTTTATCGTTAATTATAATAAGCAATGTTATGATAATTAACGATATACAGAATAGGGTTATTTCTAACACAGACAGGATAAAAAAGCTTGAAATAGATATAAAAACTATAGAAAAAGTTTTGTATAATCTTGAAAAGGATGGTATAAAATTATGACTTCAAAATACATTGCTATATTTGTGTTAGCTGGTGCTTTTTCGATATTGGCGCTAATAATATACTTCGAAAAATTTATTGAAGATTTAGAAGATATTGATGATTTTGAAATTGATGACTTTGAATTCGAAGAAAAGGAAGGAAATAGTGAATATGAGTGATTATTTTTTCATCAATTTAAATATTTCAAAAAATCCAAGTATTTTAAATATACCTCTATTATTATGTTTTTCAATGTTTAATCTAAAAGCCTGGTCAATCTCGTCCAGGCTAAATATATTTAAAAGAGAAAATACAACCTGAATAATATCAAAAAGTTCACAACATTTTTTAATTATACTTGTCTCTGATCTAAACTCTTCGATCTCTTCAAAGAGTTTATTTATTTGTGCAGATTCAAAATTATCTTTATCTAAATTCATTTTTGCATAATCTAATACTGGAAGTTTAAAAAGTTGGTTAAGATTTTTCATTTTAACTCCTCAATAAAACAATCAAATCCAGCATTTTTGAGCGTTTTAATTTGATTTTCTGCATTATTTTTGTTGCTGTAAGTACCTGCAATTATTCTGTATTTAATATTTTTTTCTGCCTTTTCTTTGTAAGTTATGCCAAAATACACAAGAATTCCTTTTGCTAGTTCTATGCCTATTTTTTCTATGTTTTCAATAATCCACTCAGAATCATCTTTATTATCGTGAAAAGCAACTTCTACCAAAGCAGCTGGGGAATTTGTACTATATAATTCGTACATATGTTTTCCCTGTCCATAGAAATTATGTCCTTGCTTAATTCCTCTATCAGAGCTTGGAGTAAGATTAGATATTTTTGTGTAAATTTCTTTTGCTAGTCTATGACCTTCCCCAGTGCTTTTGTGACAAAATACTTCACAACCTCGAGATTTGCCAGCATTAGCATTAGTATGTATAGCAAAATGTATAATTGGATTCTTATTATTGCTATCAGTAACAACCTGAGTCAATGTCATCTCAGGTTTATTTCTGTATACAGTTATGCCATATTCTTTTAATATTTTTTCTGTTATATCGGCAATTTGGTTAGCTCTATACTCTTCAGTTCCATAATTGCCATAACCTATGTTTTTTTCTTGTGTTGATGGACTCAAATATACTGATTTCATTTTATCACCTTTCTAATATTTGCATTTCTTTTGATTTCTTTGTCATAGTCAATTACTGTATTTTCTTCATTATTTAAATTTTCTGCTTTAATTCTAATATTTGCAATTTCTTGACTCATATTTTTAAGTTTTTTTGAGTTTTCAAAACTATAATATTTTATCACTTTTAAAATTTCGAAAAATCTGCTTGTAACTTTATACAAGTATATCAAAACAGCTATAAGCGCACTTGTAGCACACATAGAAACAATTATTATTGCAATATATAACGCACTTATTACAAAATTATACATTCTATTATTCACCCTTTTTATTTATTATTTTACATAAAATTAACATATAAAAGAATAAATAAAAATATGCATAAGTATTATATCGATACTTCTTAGATGTTATGATGTATTCTTGTTTTCGATTTTATTCTTGCCTGCGCCCCAGACATAACCAGCAATCATGCCTATTATCCAAGTTATGCTTTCCCCAGTTATTATTTTCATGCAGCCAAGGATGGTACAACTAACTAAAATTATTACTGCGATAATTATTTCTTTTGTTTCGTTCATTGCTACCATTCCTTTTATGTTTATTGTTTTTTGCAATTAAATTTCCTGTTACTACTGCGATACTTCCGATTATTATTAGCGCCAATTCCATTTTTATTAGTCCTTCCTTTATTCAGTTATTAATTTTTTATTTTTCAAAAATTTGTATACTGCTTTGTCTTTTGCTTCTTTGTATGTTTTTGCTATTATTTTTACTTTTTCGTCGTCGGATTCTGCGTACTTATAATCATCAGACCTAAATAAATTTTCAATAGCTTTTTTTTGCTCACCTCCAAGCATTTTGATGTATTCGGATTTATCTTTGCCATCTTTTAAGCTGTATGATATTTTTTCGCCTTCAATTGTTCTTCCGAAATTTTTAAATTTAGGGGTATAAGATATTGTATTTTGAGCAACCTTGGGCAATACATCACTATTTTTAGTTTTCTGATATAATTTATCTATTTCTTTTATAGCCTTATCTGTGCTTGCTTTCGTGCTTCTGGCAGGTGCAAAAAGGTTAGTTACAATGTCCTTGGATTTTAGAGGTTGTCCAAATACATCTCGTTTTATGCCTAGATTTTCACGAGCTTTAGGAATTCCAGATATCCATTTATTTTTTGCAGTTTTCAAAAATCCTTCCGCTTGAGTTTCTCTCTCGTATCCATCCATAGAAGCTGCTATTTTTTTAATTATAGTTGGATTAGCTTGTGTTGTGGATTCAGAAAAGCTTTTTATCATTCCAGTCGCAGGGGAATAGCCAGAGAAAAGATTTAATAATCCTTTCAGCATTGATTGACTCATAACCGTATCGATTCCTCCAATAGTGCTAGTTTCAAGCTTGTCTATAAAGGATTCCTTTCCTTGTCCACTTTTATAAAAGTCTGTAGCTGCTGCCAAGATGTTTCCTACAGGACTTAACCAGTCATAAGAATAATAATTATCTCCAATTTTGATTGAATAATATTGCTCGCCCTTGGCCTTTTGAAATTCTCTTTTCTTTTCAGATTTTTTGTCTAAAGCTCCGGTTAATATTCCCTTTTCAGCTAGGTTATACCCTAATACTGCTATTCCTGCACCAGTCATCGTTCTTGACAGTCTATCTATAAATAATTTTGTATCAATTGGTTTTGACTTGCTTTGTGCTATTTGCTTAGTAAGCTTAGCCAAAGAGACTGGACTATAGTCAATTAACTTATCCATCAAATTTGATGGAGTTTGGGTAAAAGGCATAATCAAGTCAAGTGGTGGTACTTTTTTTCGAATAGTTGTCATAGTTTTTGCAATTGTACTATTGTTTTGAAATACTTTATCAAGTGCATATAATTTAGCATTATTAATCATTTCTGGTGTATTTTTTTTAGTTTTATTAATAATACTTAATTCTTTTAATCTAGCCTGATAAGCTGCTTCATAGAATGGCCTATCAGTAACCATTTTTCTGACGATCTGATCGGCTGCATTAAGCACTTTGTTTTTATATACTCTTTTTCCAGCTAGTTCAAAATTTTCTCTTGCTGGGTTGGTGTCTATCCACTCTTTATATTTAATGCTGTCTTTTATATCTCTTCCTATGTCTGCTATACCTTTTCCAAATCCTTTTCCATAGGCAATATATTTACTAGGAGACATTATTGTTGTTCTTCCGCTTGCAGCTTTATATTTTATTGGAGCAACAAGGCTTTTTGTTCTTACTGCTGCGGTTAAATAGTCGATTGGCGCAGCAACAAAGTTTTCTCTTATTCCTATGTCAACCAAGCTAGTCAAAGCATTAGATATATTGTTTCGCGCTGTTGTAGATGGAGTAGAAAGCATTGTTATGCGCTGGAATGCTCGAAATTTTTCCCTACCGGTTGAGCCTTCAAGGTCGCTTATTTTCTGCATTGCTCTAGTTTTTTCTAGCAATACTTGTCTATCTGCATATTGAGTAGCCTTATATATATCTTTTGGACTAGGATTTTGCTTATTACCTTGTAAATTTTTAAGCTTAGATTGATAAACATTATCATAGAATGTTTTTGACCTAGCATTGTCATACCTAGTTTTTATATAGTTATATTCTTCTTGTGTAAGTTTTCCTAGGGCATAAGCGTCCTTTACTTTTGCTGTTACATCAGATAATCTTTTTTCTTTTCCAGATAAAATTTTAAGATTTAATTCTATTTCATTTTTGTTTGCAGTTTTATTTTTTTCTAATTCTTTTATGGTGCTTTTAAGTTCTTGCACTTCTGTTTTAAGATTAGATTCTTTATTTAACAGGTATTCAGGTGCATTAGCTTTAACTTTATTGGATGTAGCAAGTTTTAACATGCCCTCTGTTGTCTGTCTATCCCATACTGCCATTGCTTGTATGAATTGACCTGACTTAGAGCCTTTTAGTGTTAATTCTGTTAAGACTTCATTTGCTTTATCTAAATCGCCTTTTTTGGTATGGTACTCATGCAAAGCCATAAGATCGTGTGCGTCATCTGCTGTAAGTGCATTTTTATTCTTTATATTTGTAAAAATCTTGTCCGGATTATTTTTGCTTAGTCTTTCCCTTGCATTGTCCCAATCCTGCTGATTTACTGTAGTTTCATATTCGGTCGGGCGTTTTTCACTAAGGTATTTTTTGAATTCGGGATCTGTTTTATCGGAATTCAAAACAGTTTGTTCATGCCTAGATTCTTTCGTTGGATTATTTTTTATAGTTTTATTTGTATATGGAGCTTGTTTTGGTGGTGCATAAGCTTTTTTGATGTTTTTGGAGTTAATATAATTTGTTGCTTCTTTTTCTGTAAAGTCTAATTCTTTCCATATTTTGCTTGGTTGTTCAAATCCTTGCGAAGTTGTAAAACCTTCTCTCAAGTGCATTTCTGCAATTTCAACCAAGTCATTTTTGCTTGGAGGTCTATTGTTTTTCTTTACAAATTCTACATACCAAGGTTCTTTGTAAGATACTGTGCCGGTTCTACCAATTACATCTCCATGCATATCTACATTTAAGCCGCCTTTTTCATATCCAAGTTTCATGGTTGGCTTTAAATATTTATTTATGTGGCTATCCATAACATATTTTTTGCTTAGCTTAGATTCTTCGGCAACTCCTTTGATTTGCTGTATTGTCATTTTCGAGTAATCAATGCCAGATTTTTTGAGCTTAAATTTGCCTTTTTCTTTCACGAGTTTATATATATTTTTACTTTTTGGCTGAGTAACTTTACTTTGCTCTGTTTTTGTAGGTTCTTCGACTTTAACAGATTCTCTTTTTACTTCTTTTACATTTGTTTCTTCTATTATTTTACTTTTTGAAACTGTAGTATCTATAGGTTTTGTAGTTTCTAGCCTGCCTTTTTCAAAATCTTTTATATATGCCTGTCTCAAATAGTCAGGTTCAAAAAAGTCATAGTTTTTATGGCTTCCTTTGCCTCCATATGTTTTGCGGAGTGTATCTCCTACTGCATATTTGGGCTCTGTGCTTTTGTATCCTTCTATGCTGTCTTTCCAGTGTTCAAGTTCGTGCCTTAATGCACCAACTTGATTGTCGAAGGATTTAGAGGGGTTTATGCTTATTCTTATTTCTGTATCCGTTTTAATGCCATCTTTCGGCATTATTATTTTAGCATATTTATTATTACTTCTCAGTGATCTATTTATTTTAAAATTGTTAGGAAGGTTATATTTCTGTTTATAATAATTAACCACATCTTCAAGTGTTCGAGAATTAGATTTATTAATTATTCTGTTTCCTATATCTTTTGTAAGTCTATCAATCGCCTTTATTCTATTGTCTTTATCTAACTTTTTATCTAAATTATAATAACTGTCAAATTTATTTTTATCTTTTAAAACTTCTTCAGATATATTTAATTTTGTTTTCTTTACTTCAGGTTTTTTAATTTGTTTTTCAGATATATTTTTTTGTTCAATAGTGTACAAAGATTCTATTTTACTAACCTTTTTAATTTGTTCTTGAGCTTTTTTTATTTGAGTTTCAGAACTTTTAGGGTTATCTACTATTGATTGATAAACTTTAGCCAAGTCATTTTGTGTTGGTTTTGCTTTGTAGTAATCTGCTGGTACTCTGCCATATTTTTTTAGTTCTTCAGGTGTATATATTTTAGTTATTTCTTTTTTTGTTGTTGCAGATCGGCCGGTCCAAGTTTTATTTTTATTTATAATTGGTTTAATTTTATTTGTTTCCAAGTCAATCCTTGGTTGCGTTTTGAATCCTTCTATTTCCGCATTATTTGTATCTAATACTTTTTGTTTTAGTCCTAATCCTCTATTTACTTTTATATTTCCCCTATAGTTTGGGGTGTCTTGTAGGCCGGTTTTGACATCTGCCATATTTGATGTTTCTGGCATAGTTAAACCCTCGTCTAATCCATTTTTTATCGCTCCAGCTCCAAATTTTACACCTTTTACGCCGGCTAAAATGCCAGTACTAAATATAGCGTCTACCAATCCTCTTTGCAGTGTTTCTTTTACGTTTAATCCTTGTTTTTGCTGTTGTAAAGCCGTAATTGGGGCTGATGTTAAAACGCCTTCCGAAATTGTGCTTGTTACAGGTGCTATATATTTAGCTAATGTTGGATTAAGTTTTTGAAGTATATTATTTGCTATTTTAGTTGTTCCGATTTTTGCAATTGTTTTATCTGCAATAGTTTGCGTTACTCCGCCTATGCTACTTCCTATTCCTCCAACCGGGGCTAAATATCCTGCCAAACTTCCTGTTATTGCGGTAGCAACATCTATAACTTTGTTTCCGGTCGGTTTAATTGCTTTTGCCTGTTCTCCTGTTGTTGCTGCCATCAAATATTCATCGAAATTGCTTTTTATTTGTCCGAATGTTGTATCTAGTTCTTTTCTTTTTCTTTTTGCCTCAGTGTTATATCTCTGTTGCTTTTCACCTATCGTCGAAGTCTTTCCAAATCCATATCTCAAAAATTTTTGTACAGGATTTAATTTTTCTCCTAAAAATTCTTCAGATGTCATTTTATTTATATCGTTTTTTTTAGGAGTAGCTCTAATACTCTCTATGCCTGCATAATCTCTTTGTATTTTTTTAGTCCTGGTCTTTTTTTCTTTCTCTCCTATGCTTATCTTTGGTTGCGCCCTAACGGCTTCTATGCCTGCATATCCTGTTTGTATTTTCTTTTCATTTTCTTCTCTCTTTTTTAATTGCTCTCTTTGCATATTTAACCTGTCTAATTTACCAACAAATTCTAAGTATTTTTTATTGTTATAATTAAAAGTATCTTTTTTAGCCATCTTAATACCTCTTTGCTTTAACAAGTTTGGATTGCCAATACTTTTTCGTAAAGTCTTCTATTTTTACGCCTTTAGAGCTGCTTGCATGTAACATTTGTCCATTTCCCTGATATATTCCGACATGGTCAACTTCCTTGTTATTTCCTTCTATTGTATTAAAAAATACAAGATCGCCAGGTTGCAAGTCTGAGTAATTAACAGTTTTTCCGCCTTTTGATTGTTCTGCGGCTGTCCTTGGTAATTTTATACCTTGCTGTTTAAATAATTGCTGAGTCAATCCACTACAATCTACGCCTTTCGAAAGATTGTTTCCGCCCCATACATACTTAGTGCCTATATATTTTTGCCCTTCCTGCAATATTGCAGATTTATTTATATTTTCATTATTGTAATTATCGCCAAAACTTGTTTGAGATTGATTATTTATGCTTCTTAATCTACTTAACATGTCTTGAGTGGTATTGTTTTGATTTGCGACAATATTTTGACTCATATTAATGCCTTGGCTTATATTACTTTTATTTGAGCCAAGAATGCTATTTATTTTATTTTTTTGCAAATCAGTAGAAAAATATGAGTTATTTAATTTACTTTGATTATTTTGCATTGTAGGAGGATTTATATTGTTTATAGGTTGTTGCTGTATTTGCAAGGGTTTATTTATGTTTTGTTGAGTAATGATATTGTTAACTCTTTCTCTTCTTATTTGCTGCATTTCTTTTATTTTTGTTATAGTATCGTTTTGCATTAAATTATTTAGCATAATCACACCTACTATGTCAAAGTTTTTTCTATATCATCAGGCAAGTCAAAACTATACTTGATGGATAATTGATATAAAAACGCTGGACTGACACCGCTATTGTATAGTCGTAAAAATTCTGCTGCTGCTTTTTTCTTTTGCTCCTTGGAGTTGCTTTTTATTGCGCTGCTTCCAGCTACTTTGTTAACAAATGTTGTATCTGCTTCTTTGTAAGTTAATGTACTAGCAGTACTTGATGTACCTTGGTTTTTAAGTTGGCTTGTCTTTTCTTTTGTAGCCGTTGTATTTGCTTTTGTTAGTCCTGTATTTGCTTTTGTGTTTTCTATTTCTGCCTGCAAGGCTTCTATGTTCTTCTTTGCTGTATCCATGCTTATTTTACCAGCCTCAACATCTTGCCACAATTTGGCAAGTTCGGCTTGTTTTGCTGGGGCTAAATAATCTAGTTCGGTATCCAATACTTTATTCTCTAGTATCTGCCGTTGCACATTAGGATTATTAGCTGATTTGTTCCATAAAAAATTATCAAGTTCTAATTGGTATTGTTGTCCAAATTGTAAGTCTGATACTGTATCTCTTGTTTTCTGATAATCAAAAGTTTTATTTTGATACATTTGATTCCAGCTTTGTTGTTCTTTAGCCATGTCTATATTAGAACCGTCCATGGTTCTTAGGTCTCCCCAATTTCCGGTCAATCCAGCCTCTACGACTTTATTTGCAAAGGTATCTTGTCCTCTTCCGTATCTTGTTTCATCAAGCAGTTGCAAGTTTGACAATTTTTGCTGTTCTGCTCCAAGATTTGTATTGTATTGGTCTAGTGCTTGTTGTCTATATGTAGGCACAAGGTTTATCGCTGCTTGTGCTGCTGCTTGTGCTGCTGCATTATTCGTACTATCGCTATATAGCATATTTCTTCTTGCTGCTGCTTTCTGCACTGCTTCTATCGCTGTATTACTTGCTTGTGTTTGAGCTGTTTTTAGTGCTGCGTCTTGTGTAGAGTCATAGTTAAAAGGCGTATAGCTCATAAGTCTCATAAGTTGGTCGTTTAGTGCACTTGAATAAGGAGTATCTTGAGTTGTTGGCACTAAGGATTGTTTGGATGTTGCTTGATTTGCATTTAATTTATCAAGTGGTGCTAATAAATTATTGTACTGGTCTTGTGTTCCAGTCCAAGAACCATTTACAAGTTGCATTCCGTATGCCTTGGGGTCTACGGCAATTCCATTTATTGTAGGAGTAGAGCCAATATTGCTAAGTTCATATTTTTTGTCGCCTGTAAGTCCACCGCCTGTAATATACTCCCTAAAAGTAGGTGTTGCCAAGGTACTTTTTTGACTTTCAGCTAAGTTACTTAATTTCCATTGACTTTGCATGCTTGGGTTATCTGCAATTTTAGTCTGTCTTGCTGCTGTCCATTTATCTATGTCTGTCTGACTCGCTGCCGCCCCTTTAGCTTTTTCAGCATTTATAAGAGCTTGATAATCTGTATTAAGATTATATAGTTTTGTAGCCATATTTCACCTCTATTTAAAAACTTGCCATACACAAGCAACAATAACACAAGTGTGTGCGGATGTGTCAGTGTTGGAAAGTTTAATTTTTATCTTATCTCCTGAAATATAAATAGAATTTAACTGTATATAAGCACCAAGCGTACTTCCAGCACTGCCTGGAAATAAATAACCTTCAACCTGATAAGCATTTATGGTGTTGCCATTTTGCAAAATGCAGCCATTTTCTATTGTATTAAAAAGAATGTTATAACCATAGTTAGAAGCTACTTTCAAGATTAAATTACCGTTTGTATAGCCATTTCCTATTGTTATTTCTTTCTCTACCGTTGCCCCTGCTGAAATAGATTCGTTTACCGTAAAATCTGTCGCATTTACAGATTTATTAGAGGAAGATTCAATAGAATTAAAGGCCATTCTTAATTTTTTATTTAGATTTATTATTAAGTCTTGAATTGTTGTTATTGTTTCTGGGGGAATATTTATCCATTTCATGACTTCACCCTATATTCTAATTCATAACCTTTTAGTTTTACTTGTCCGACTCCGTAAAATTTTAATTTAAAAAAGTTTGAATCACATATTACATTGTTTGGCACGTCTACCTTTATAATCTGATCTGAGCTGGAACTACTAAATATTTTTATATTTGTGTATGCTCCGTTTCCATCCATGTAGTCTAATTTAAAATAGTCTGTTTCTGCGTCTTCTAGTAAATAATAAAAGTGCACCCAAATAGCACTTAACACTTTTTTGCTGCTAAGTGTTCCAAAATTAAATGTTCCGGTAATATGCTCCCAAGCTATTCCGGTTTCGTTGTTATCTTGTGTTATGGATATGTTAAAAAGCGAATATATATATTCGTTTGTCCCTATACCAATTAACCATCTATTGTTTGTATCTTGGATTTCTGTAAAATTTCTAAATCCAAAATACCACATATCCCAGCGTTGGAGTATAGTGTCATATACAAATGTCATATCGTTTTGCGTACTGGATGAATAAGGGATTGATAATAATAAATATTTGCCAAAGCTAGCCATAACATGTGTATATACCTGCGAATTTGGTTTAACATACATTCTATCTAGATAGTATTGTATTTTTTCAGAATTTGGCATTATAACAGGGTTTCCGCCCGCATACATCTTTATATTTCTATTGTCTAAAAAATATAATACTCCATCCAATTCCGCCATGGCTTCTTGTCCAAGGCAACCAGCATAAATTGGGTCAAGAAGTTGAAAATTATCCGGGTCATCTCCATAAAGCACATGCATAGATTTGTCCGTGAATGCAATTACTTGGTCTTGCCCAAATTTTGTTATTGCGTTTATTGAGCCCTTCGCGCCTGCAATAACCAAATTTGAAGCTTCTCCGGTACTCCAATTAGTCGGGTCGCTCAAATCCGTCCAATATATTTTAAAATCTAGTCCTGCATACATTCTGTAGTCATCAACTGCTAAAAATCTAGTCAGTGGGGCTGTAACACTTGTTATCGCTGCACCATCCCAAACCCTGTGTTGCAGAATATTCGAAAAATATGTATAGTTTTTACTAGATGTCATAAAATCTATAAATGTACATCTTGTGGCCGTTAATCCTGTTTGTACATTATCCCAGCTACTAGTATTTGCATTCCATGTTTGCCAAATCGTTGTGTTTAAGACGTGCAAAGCGTTAAAGAGCCTAGAACCTGCTCCATATATGCTTGCCAAAGGAGTAGCATATGGATATAAACCGTATCTTGTCCTAATCTCTGGATAGTATTCGCAAAACATATTTTTGGAATAACTGGCTTCGCTTGGCTTCAGATACAGTGGAGATGTAAAGCTATTTAGGCCATCTCCAAAATGATTAAATTGCTTACTTTTGAAGTTAATTTGATTATATAAACTTGGCATTAAAAATCTTCCCTTTTCTGATTGGCTTGATATGGCAATGAATTTGATTTCTGACTTAAATCTGTTTTAACAAAATCTAAAAATTCAAAATATTTCTGCTTATACAGGTTTGCTAGTTCTATGTCCGGGTTGTCTCCTTGCTCGCATATGGACTGTATTAGGGCGTATTTATATAAATTATGATATCTTAATTCTAAATCCGGAGTTTGGCTTGTTGCTGTAATAGCTGTAGGAGTTTTGTTGTAGTAAAATTGTATTGTCAGACCTGCTGTTTGGACTGCTTGTCCATTTACATATAAGGCAATCTTAGAAGCTGTTTGTCTTTGCCACTTGTAATCATAATCGATACTTTCTTTTTCTCCTGTAAATTCAAATACATACCAATTTTCTTCTGTTGTATCTTCCGACATTCTGACTAAAAAAGTATTCTCCCATTTCTGATCTGTTGCCATGGAGTATTCGAGTTGACTAACTACGCTTGTATTTTCTTTTATGCTATAGCTGCCGAATGTCTCATATTCCTTGAGTTGTAGATATATTTCGTCCTGGATTGTATTTAAGTCAATCATTAAATTCGCGTCCGATTCAGAACTATATTTTTTTCTTTTTGCATATGTGATTATTTCTGCTATTGTAGCCATTTTTTTTACCTCTGTTAATAATTTTGCAAATCAGTTAATTCGCTTTCTACATCTGTATTAAAAATAATAACTGTCTTTAAATTGCCTGCGAAAAAATTAGAAAAACTTGTTGCTGTGGCATTGTTGCTTCTTGCTCCTATCACAACAAAATTTCTTTGTGACAAATTACTGGAATTCGTTCCTGTAAGCTCTCCATTGTCATTTTTTATTTTTGTTTGGCTTGCGCTTGTGCTTTTCCAAACAAATAATAAATTATTACCACTATTAATCGCCCCTTGAACCTTAATAGAGTCTGCTAGGTAAAAATATGATGTTGTTGAACTATATCTTACTCCGTATTGCTGAGTGTTATAATTGTCTGTATTACAAGTAATTACATATCCGGCCGTACTAGTCGTATTTGCATGGCTTGCATAAATAGCAAGTGGGCTAGTAGTTATGTTTATGTCTGCATACTTGCTAATAACTAAAAAACTATCTGCTCCATTAAATAAAATTCCATCATTTATAAACGTTCCAGAACTGCATATTTTGGGTTGATTAGCTGTGCTTGCTTGTGTTGCATTATTGCCCCCGGGATATTGGTTATACCAAGTATCTATAAATCCATCCGTACCACTGCAAAATAAAGCTATTGCAGACGAATCAACGTAATTACTCAGTGTAAATCCTATGTCTTGCGTTGCATTGTCACTACTTCTTCGAACTTTTAAGCAGTTTCCAGCATAATCTTTATAAAGTTTATGTAGTGAAAATGCAAGTTTTGCCCCCGAAATATTATCTAAGATTAAGTCTGGATTTGAAACACTGTGTGTTATTTTGCTTATTTTATTTATCCCAAGTCCTAAACCTAACATTAATCAACGACTTGATAAGCAATAACACTCCCGGATGTTAGCGTTATGCTTGTCCACTCTCCATATATTGTGATTCCAGCGCTCAGACTGATACTTGCAACATTTATATTCCCGGAAACTTGGTTAATTACAGTGTCTGTAATAGCTTGTATTGCAAAAAACTTTTTACCATTGTCGGGCGTTGTTGCACTTGTTGTTGTTATGTATTTCCCACCATGGTAGCCTAATGTTCCTAACAATTTTTGATTAATCATACGCCCTCCTATGTGTTTAGCAGTTGCGCTTTTACGCTAACTGTTGCCCCATCCTCGTCTTCTGTTGCCACGATCTTAATATAGTCCGGAATTCCTTTGAACATAAATATTTTAGATACATTTGTTTGGTAGCTCATATCTAAAATATCTATAAAAGTTCCGGCACTAACAAAGCACCCTTGAATCTTAAAAGTCCAATTCTTTACAGCTACTGATATACTTGCTTCTATTAACACTGTATTATATCCACTTGCATTTATTTCGTTGCTTGTTGTCGTTGCTGTTACTGCGCTTATGCCTGTAGTAGCTGCGTTCAAATAACTTCCTTTGCTTATTTTCGCTATATCTATACTGTCCACGGCTGATGATAATATAGTGTCAGAGTTTTTCTTAGGTAATTGTCCTAACTCTGTATATACTGTTACTTGCACTGTTGCACCTGTATTGTCGCTTATAATAGACAAGGGAAATTTATCACACAATCCCTGTACATAAGCTCTACCAGTTTCTTTTATACCTGTTAGGCTTGTTGCTGGTACTTCAAATGTTGATCTATATGTTATCCCTGTTGTATTTTCAAATTCATATACACAACCTGGAATATTCAAAATTAACATTCCTGAATTAAAATTTCCTGCTGCAATAGTAGTAATTGCTAGATTTCCACTTGCTTCTCTTATTGTTACTGTTCCAACAGCTCTTTTAATATTAGAGCCACCAGATTTACCAAGAAAAACCGCATATATATAAGTCCAATTTGTTTTAATTGTGCTTACTGCTGTTGTTCCGTTTAATGTTATTGTCTCATAAGATAATATGCCAGTTCCATCTATACCCCATATAGTACAATAGCCGGTATCATTCGCACTATCTGAAATAACTTCTATCCCATCATTTGCGGGCTGATTTGCGAACGCTAACCAGTTTGTTATCGTTAGAGTTGGTATTATCTTGCTTATTTTCAATCGGTCCACCACCTTTAAGTAGTTCTTTTATTTCCTTTAGTTCTTTTAAGATTAAGTACAAAAATTTCTCTGTATTGTCAGCAGGGCTATTTATTTTCATCCATGTTGGCCCCACTTTCTTCTACTAATAGCATTTCTAACACTTCTATAGCACCAAACAATTTGTTTCCTTCTGCTGTTATGTGTTCTCCTTGCTGTTTTAAATTAGCAATTTGTGTTCTTATGTTGTTGCTTCTTAACTCTAATTGTGTTAATTGTTGCTTATATTCTTTAATTTTCTCTTGTAAATTCATTTTTCATCCTCCGATATTTTTTTAAGCAATAAATGAGTAGGAAAAATATTCTAGAGGAATTCAAAACCTACTCATCTATTGCAAAATTTATTTTATTTTTTATGCATTTGCAAATACAGGTATTCTGTATAATGTGCCTGCATAATCTATAATAAGATATTTTTGGTCTGCAACAAATGCCGGCGCTCCTCCGTCTGCCCATGCTAATCCTTCTGCTGCAAATGCGGCCGGGCTAAAACTTCCTTCTCCTGCCAATCTCAACCCAGGCACATCTGCCGGGCCAGTAATTTTAAATTGGTCTTCTGATTGATCCCACATGGCATTGCAACCGGCTGTGTCTCCATAGAAAATTACGTCATGGCCTATTCCGTCTTCTCCAACCGTTACTTGTCCGCTAAACATAGTACCTCCAACAACAATCATCGAATCAGCGGATTCGTCCCACAGCCAGTATTTTCCTGCTGTCGCACCGAACAACTTAACATCATATCCTGTATCATTTACTCCAACTGTAAGTTGCCCATCCAATTTCAGCGTATCTGTTGCTCCATCCCATGTGAATTTTTTTCCAGATGTAGCGCCATAAAATGTTGCCGTTCCGGCTGCGCTTGTTGTCCCAGCTGTAAAATTTGTAGCTTTGAAATTTTCGTCTCCACCATCCCAATAACAGCCTTTCCCATCCGCAGTTATGGTTATTCTATCGCCAGACCGTGATATCTTGTAATCTTCGGAGGCTGCGTATTCGTCCGCAGTGGATGGGTCGTACTCATTCAAATAAATTTGTCCCAAAACCACTGGGGCAAATAAAGTAGACTTATATGATATGAAAAAACTTCCTGATATTCTGTGTTTTAAATCAGCCGAATTTTTATGATAGCCATCCATGCTAAATAGGCCACGTATCGTTGGTCTAGTAGAACCATAGCTCTTGGCTAAAGTCCAGCTAGAATCATCAGAGTCTATGTCTACATTCGTTAGTACTAGAGAGCCATAGTTGTGTATTCCTTTATCATCTGCACTAACATGTATCCATGCATTATTCATATGCAATAGAACGCTAGTTCCGATATACATAGCTTTTGCGTTTGTTGCTGTGTGTCCTTGTATTCCGCAATTGTTGAGGTACGTGGAAGTAACGTAATTGCTTCCGTATTCCACGTAAAAGGCTGATTTTCTGCAATTAACAGATATAAGGTTGTTGTAAAAAATATAGGATGTGCTTCTAGTTCCGGATGTCATGTGAACATTATCGCCGCCCATGCCATCAATTTTGGCATTGTTAATTATACATCTCAATGCACCATTTATTTTTAAGCCATGGCTACTGGAATCTGCTTCATTTTTTGTACCATATATATTTATATCTTCTAATACTATGTTTTCTACAAGCGTACTACCGTTGCCGACGGATAAAGCTGGTTTACTAGTGTCATACGGATACACGTACACACCATATGTCGTGTTTCCTCTGTACATTTTTAGTGTTATATTGCTTCTGAGTATTTCTATATTAGCCTTTACGGCTTTTGTAATTTTCAATACTGCACCATGCGGAGCTGCTGCAATCGCCGCATTTATTATTGCAGAATTGTCATAATTAGGGTTATCAGCTATGTCAACCAACCCATCTATTATAACTTCCTTGCCTATGTAACCGGTTGGGTTAAAATCACCACTAACATTTAGCTCATTATTTACATTGTCCCACTGAAAATATTTTCCAGTAGTATTGCCAAATATTTTGACTTCATGTCCATGCAAGTCCTTGCCAAAATGCGAAACTTTTCGACCAAAGTGACGGCCGTTTTTACTTTTTGTACTCATATTACTATTTACACCTGCTTTCTTAGCTAATTAATTGGCGTGCCTAGCTAGTCAGCACGCCAATGTAAATTTACTTATTCTATTCCGGTTGACATGGCTACCCAATACCATGTATCCCATCCGTGCGACCACCAACCAGTTATTTTATACTTTCCAACTTCTGTATCAAAGTCTTGCACATACTCAGGACTGCCCGGTTTTCTTGCCCACTTCCAATTTAATCCATCTCCGCCCTTCATAAGTTGTTGATTTACCATTCCCCATGTTTTCCCATCGACGTAAGGATTAATAATGTATTTTAATTCGGATTTATATATATTTATTTGATTATCAGCGACATAAGGCTCTTTGTCGCTTCCGCAAATTTGTTTAGCTGTCTTTTCCCAGTCAATGCCACACACAATAGTATCAAGATTTATATTCATTATGTGACCTTTGTCATCTTTAAACTTTTTGCCTGCATTTCTCATTGTTTCTATATTATCAACATTCATTTCTAATGCAAACGTGTTGCTTTGTGCTCCAGCTGAATCGCCCGGGCAAATTCTGTGACTTGCATTTGCAAGGCTTAACCCTTCCCCGTTCCCACCATTTACTGCTGCATTCCATGCATTGTTAAAATAGTAAGCACTTTTTATATTAAAAGTTTTGGCTGAAGAAATTGCCAATCTATTAACCCTCTTTTTTATTTCAGAGAAATTTTTGAAAAGTATTAGGGCTTCTTCAACAGGTATACCTTTAGAAAACTTACCTTGTCTGTAAGTAGTCTTATAACCTTTGTCAAAATCTTCATATGCTACCTGACCGGCCCACGCTTCCATTTCTCCGATACTTCCAACACCCAAATGCTCATCAACATTTCTATCTGTCATCTCTTCATTAAAAAACATTGGCAAATACTTTGTTTGTTGTTTGTCGAATCTATCATAAAGCTTTTGTATGCTTCCCTCTAGTTCAACAAAATTCGCTATTAATATACTCATTTATATTTTCACCTCTCTTTTATCCTAAATTATAGTGCTGCCGGATGATTGCCTCTCTGGTGTAATCTAAAACTTACATAAAGTAAACCATTGTCTACGTCTACATCTTCTACGTATATTGCTTCTCCAGCTGCTGTATTGTCAAAATCTATGTCTGTCCCATCAGCTGTTAGATTCCACGCATAATGACCTTTGCAACGCTTGCCCGGTATTAGATATGCTGTGTCGCCAGCCGCAATTGCATCTGACAAAGTTTCGCTAAGTGTAAAAGTTCCATTTGCGCCGTCAAAATCAGATATATTAACCTTTTTGCCGTTTAATGCACTGTTAGCCGCTACGCTAACTAAAATCAAAGCACCACCATTAAAAATATCTGCTGTTTCTGGCAATACTGAACTATCTACAAATGTAGTAGTGCTACCTCCTGTGGCTGTAAGTGGGTCTCTAGGTTTAATTTTAAACACTGTGTTAGGGTCATCATATATTAGTATTTCTGTCCCTGTTTGTCTTCCATCAGCTGTTGCACCGTCGTGATTTTCTGCAGCAACGCCCAAGTGTGGGTCATCTTGGTCAACATCACCAATAGCAACGACCAACCCGGCCGAAAGTTTTACCATTTCGCCTTTTTCGATAGCTGTGGCACTAGCTATTTGATAAACGTTTGGGTTTGGGCTTCCTACTCCGCCCTTTTGCCATGCTGGACTAAATCCCATTTATATTCACTTCCTTATTTTTAAATTTTAGATTCCTGCAAACTTATTAAAAGCCTTGACAAAACTAGATTTTGCAGTTTTTTCATCAGCTTTATTTGAGTCTGCATTTGTAATTACACTTTTTCCTCTTCTTAAATTATCTTGCACGTCCGCAATAACAGATTGTTTAACGTTTTTGTTTGCAATATTAGACAGCTCGTCGTATGTCATTCCACCGCGAACGTGTCTATATGCTATGTCAAAACTTACATTGTTTACTTGCATAACTTCATATGCTTGTTTTTCGATAGCATTAAAAATAGCCGGATTTTCTTTACTTTTCCAGCTATCAATTTCTTGCTTATTTTGTTCATTTAGCTTTAATATTGCCTTCTCTGCCTTAATTTCCTCAAGGTCTTTTCTTTGCCTTGCCATTTCTAGCGCAAGGTCTTCATCTATGCCATATTTTTCCTGTAACTTTTCAGCCTCTTGGTTTAGGGCCTGTTCCTTTTGTTGCTCAAGTATCTGTTCATATGTCATACCTGTTACTTTTTCTATCTCAATCAACTTTCTTGATAATTCATCGGCTTGAGCCGCCTTTTTATCGTAGTTATATCCTTTTTGTAAATATACCTTACGATCCTTAACAGGTATCTTTATTTTTTCTTTGTTGTAATCAATTTCGTCAAATTCTTCTTCTTGACTTTCTTCCTCTGTTGATTTTTCTTCTTCTTCTTGCTGTTCATCTTCAATCAATTCAAAGTTGGAAAATTCATCTTCTAGCTCTGTATCAATATCATTTGTTTCTACATCTTCGATATTATCTTGGATTGGTGTATCCATAGTATCAATTCCTTTCGTTCTGCCTTGGTTTAGGCATAAAAATACACTCTTGTGAGTGTTGTAAATTTATTGCAAGGCTTCAAGTGCCTTCTTAACTCTAGCTATCTGTTTTGATTCATCTTGCAAGCTATTTTTTTCTTGCTTTAGTGATTCTATTTGTTTATTTATCTCTTCAATTCTTATGTTTATGTTATCTTCTAATCCTTTGTGTCTTTCTATTTCATCTTTAACTTTGTACATTTTCTTAACTTTCTCCTTTGTTTTTTAATGTCTGTAATGTTTGACTTAAAATTAATAATGTTTGCTCTAATTCTTCAGGATTCAAATTCATCAAAGATTCTAAAATTTCACTTTGTTGCTCTTCGGGAATTTGACCGAGCATTTGGATAAATTCTGGAAAGTCTTGCTCAAGCTGTTGCATAAAACCATCATAATCCTTTGTTTCTTCTTGCTGTTGCCCTTGATTCATTTGCATTTCTTGTTGTTTCATTTTATTTGATTCCTGCATGTTTTGTTTATTCAAATCTGTATCTTGCTGCCTAAATGTATTTTCAACTTGCTTTTGCTGTCCATCTTGTATTATTTTCATCTTTTCTAAGTTTAATTTTTCTTCTTCCATTTTCATTTTGTGCTGTATTTGCTGGGCTTCTAACTGCATTTTTTGCATATTTGCCTCTTGCATTGCCTGCTGCTGTGCCTTTATATCTTCCAAAACTTTTTCTAAAGGCGGTATTTTACCCTCTTCTAGAGTATACAACACATGTTCCGGCAAAAATATTTGTCTATTTTGTAGCTCAAAAGCTGTTGTAGTCCAGTAATTTCTATCAGTCGGCTTTTCATCCATGATTTTAACATTTACTTCGAATTCAGGGACAAATATTTCACTTTTGCCGTCTCGCTCCCATGCAAACATCATCATTGTATTATTAAAATTGCCAGTATTCATTTTTCCATCTTCGGATTTTACTCTATACCATCTATCATGGGTATAGAATTGTGCAAAAAGTTCAATTCTCAACTCATTTACTTCTACTAGGAAATCTTCTAAAATATCACTTGCTGATTTTGTTCTTATATCTGTTCTAGCTCCAAGTTCTGCAATAGCCTTGTATGGCATGTTTGCACTTGGCGACATTCCTTGTTGTATAGGAGTTACAGAGCTTATTGTCTCTATCATCCTCTGTTTATGTTCTTTATAATTAACCAAGCTTGCTGGGCTTGTTACATTTTGACGAGGTAAAATTTGGTTAATATTGTCTACCTCGAACATCATGCCGCCTTTGCTAGAGTTGTCTAAGATAGCTCTTTTTTGGGTAGGACTCAACGAGCCTTTTTGATAAAACTCTTGTCCTAGTCCTTGTCTGCTAAATGCGTCCATCTCAAGCTCGTCCGCTTTGTTGTGTAGAATTTGAGGGATTGTTATATTTTTAATCTCACCAAATCCCATCTGGTTATCTTGGTCATAATATCGACATTTAAATACAAATGGATATCTCCCATGATCATAGATATATGGAATATATTCCAAAAATATTCCATTCGCTGCATATGCTAGATGTATTCCATCTAGTTTTCCCTCTGCCATATCTGCATATTCTTGACTTTTATATTCGTCGATATCTTTGTATTTTTCGGAAAGTTCTAAAAGTTCATTTCTTCTATTTGCTGGCATAAATTTTGGTTTTCCTCTATGCCAGTGCTCCACAAGCCAGGTTTGCTCGTGGCTCTGTCCTTCGTCTTGGTATATATCCCTCTCATTATCTTCTTCAGCTACAAACTTTCCATCTTTCCATCTATTTTTAATATAGCTTAATTTCTTCCTAAACTTTCTATTTATAAAACTGCATTCTTGCAGTCGTTCTCCAAGGTCAACTATTGCAGGGTCTGGGTAAAATTCCTCTTTTTTTACAACTACAATTTTAATATCACCAATCCAACGCTCCGGGCCTCTCCCGCCAATCCAATCATTATCCCAGATTACGGCCGCAATTGCTGGGCCATGCTTTATAAATTCTCCTACAATTCTTTTCCACTTTGCCTTAAACTTATTTCTTTTATCGTTAAATTTCGACATAAAAGTAAGTCTTTTGCTTACTTCTGTTCTTGTCATATTTGGTATAATAGGCTTTACTTCTGCCATGTCTTGCTGCTGCAACTGCATAGCTTGTTGTTCTGGCTGCTGCATATCTTGCTGATTGTCTATTTCGTTATCGTCTATCGATTCAATTTTTGCGTCGGGCGTATTTGCTGCAATATTGCTTACTACATTTTCTATAGTATTAAAGACAAAGTTGTCTACAGAGTTTTGACGTTTTTTCATTGTTGTAACAGAACGATTTACATGGCTCGTATTCCAATGGTCGCCTTTATACATCTTGTGTTCATCCTGCCATTGTGTTTCAAGTCCAACGCTCAACGTTCTTCCATAATCGTCCGTTGTGCTAGTTCTTCCTGTCTCTGCTCTCTCTTGACAATCTTCTATAAGAAATAATAATTTTCTTTGTGCTTCTGTATATTCATTTATATTTTTTTGCTGCTCTGATTCAGGTTTGATTAACTTTTTAAAATCATTATCGATTAATTTTTCAGACATTTTATACCTCTTTTATGCAAAAATAAAAAGCCCATCAGGCTTATGCTAAGCTTGTATTTTCTTCATTTTCGTCAAGTATTTCTATTTGCTTCTGTCGAACTAATATTTTGAATCGATTTATTGCGTCTTCTAAGTTTTCACTCTGCACATATCCGTATTTTTCCGACTCTATGTAAAACACTTTACTATATCCATTATATTTTACATCTTCATTTAGTCCTCCCCATTTAAGTTGTTTTACATATACTGTATTTTCGATTGGTTTTTTAGTATCAGGTAATTTATTTTCATACTCACCAAGCAAGATATCAGTAATTATATTTCTAATTTCTTCTATTTCTTCAACCCTTATGGTATCATCTTTAACTTGTTTAACTCTGTTATTTATTGCCTGCATTATTTTGAGATATTTAATCATTGTAATCCTCCGTATACTTAGTTACTTCTTCGTAAAACATTTTGTTAATTTCTTCTTGATTAATTTTGCCTTGGATCTCTTTTTGTTTTTCTTTGGTTTGGAAAATAAAAGTTTCTGCCTTGCTTTTTAAGTACTCTAGTGCAATATCTAGCTCACTTATATTGTCTATATTTATAGTAGCGTCGTTTATGCTGCCGTTTTTCTCTATTATTATTGTTACTTTCATATAATCATCCTATATAAGTAATTTGTTGTCTGCTTGTTTCCCTTGCAATCATGTCAGAGAACAATAAATCATCATGCTTGCCGCTCATTGCGTCGGGCCTGCCGTTGTCATCCTCTACAAATGTAAGCATTTCTCTGAGCGTGTCTATATGTACTATTTTGTCAATATTGCTTTCAATCAGGTCAATTTCTTTGTCTATTATTAATGGTCTTGTAGTTCCATCTGTTTTCCAGCCATATTTTTTCTCATATCTGCCTGTGAAATCGTCATATTTTTCCCTTTGATACATCTTGAAGTATTTAAGTCTTTCTAATTCTTCGACAGGAGCGGTATTAAAGTTTATCTCAATTGCAATTAAAGCGTCGTTATAGTACTTTCCAAGGCAATAAAGTTGATGTGTAAAAGGTTTACTATTGTTTATTTTCATCCTCATTACTGCTACTTGTTTTTTGGATATATTATCTATTACTGTAGCAGTGTAATAGTCTTTACCTTCGCCCTTTGTGTCTGCTCCTATGCAATATGGATAGCCTTTTTTTGGTTCTTCATATATAACTATATTTTCAAGCTTTTCACCTTCAACATTTCTATTTATTTTGGCGACAAACTTAATGCTGCTATCTATAATATAATCTTTGTTTTCTTCATCATTCCATGTATATTCAAATTTGCCTTGCCACAATAATTTATATTGCTTTAATAATACATTTATTCTAGCCATAACTTTGTTTGTGTTAAATACTGGTTTTCCGCTGAATATAAAGGCTTCCTCTGGAAATGATGGATTTTCCTGCTTCATTTTGTCAGGATTATTATTACACTTTACTTTTTTAGTATATCTATACCAATTCAATTGTTCTAAAGTAAGATTAAACCTGTCTTTTATATCTTTCTCGTATTCGTCCATGGATAGTATAAAGCTTTTCTTTTCTTCTGACGAAAATTCCTTTGAATATTCATCCATAAAAAACCATGGAAAAAACAAGGGAGTCCAGCCGTTCTCTCCAGCTACTGCCTTATCCCAAACATCTTTAAAATCGTTATATCCCTTTGCTGTACTCTCTATTATTGCAATTGTATTAATATTTTCGGGAACTGCTTGCATAATTGCAGTCAATTGGTTGGATGGGCTATTGTCATTACTACCTTTCCAAAATGCATACTCTGACATATGAACATAACTGTAAGTATCTCCACGCCCTATGCTTTCTTTTCCTGCTATTTTTACTACAATCTTGCTATTTAAGCCTTTTTCATTACCTTGATAGTTTCGAGGTGTATTAAAAATAAGTTCCCTTGCATTTGAAGCTCTTTGCAATGGCTTAACATTATCATTAAGATTCTCATACATAAATTTAGACTTTGCAAATATTGCATTTGTTGAGTCCTGCTCATGCGCAACAATCAAGCTATTTCTATCCTGATTCTGACTGCTATCAGCCATCATTTTACCTTGAAAGTATGTAGTTACACCTTCTTGCCTTGCTTTTAAAATTACTATCCTTGGCGGTGTTCCTCCATTTTTTAGCTCATTTATCTTATCCTCAATTGCTAATTGAGTCTTGTTTAATTTTAGTGTTTGTCTTATCTTATCTTTATTTATAATCCATATATATCTTGACATAAAATCTATGTCAGATAATTTTGTTTCTGCTATTTTTGTATTTTCTTCAACATTTGCCCTTACATATTTATATGTATTATTTATTCTATCTATTGTTTTTGATTTTAGTTTCATAAAAATCTTTTATAATATCAATTACCTCATCCTGATAATTTTCTATAACTTTGTTTATTTTATCTATTTCTGCTTTATCATTTTCGATTTTTATTTTATGTTCAAGCTCTTTATCAAAATCACTTATATTTCTTAGAAGATACCTTATCGCTTGAGTATCTGGTGGATAATATTCCTCATATTCAACAATCTTCCCTGTATGTGTTATCTTTTCAATTTTTTCTTTAAATCCTGTTGCTTTTTTAATAAGTGCCTTTTTTGCATCTGTTTTGGCATTTAATGCTTTGTTATATAAATCTCTAAAGCTTTTATATTTATTTAACCATGTATAAAAAGTATTCTTGGATACTCCTATTGTCTCCCAAATAATTTGATTACTTACATTTTTTAATTTTAGTTCAAACATTATATTGTCATATTTTTTTTTATATTTCTGCCCATATCTCATGTAATCACTCATTCATAAATATTTCCTCTGGTAAATATTTTATTGTTGAATTTATATTTTTATGTCCTAATTTCCTCTTAACTCTGTATATATCACCTTTTTTAAATTCATTATATGCAAATGTTTTTCTAAATATATGCGTTCCATATGCTCCGCGTAGTTTTGGTATACTAGAAAATATTTCCCTAAATACCTGTTTTACTCTACTTGCTGATATATGATATAATTTACCTTTTTTACTATACAAACTTCTTGGAAATAAGTAGTCTCGTGACCCTAGTCCTAAGATATACTCAATTGCGGATTGCGGCATATCAGCGTGATTGAAACACCTTTTTGCTTTAGTTTTTTTCTCTTCAAAAAAAAGAGTCACGACTGAACCATTACAAATGTGCATTTTTTTCAAATCTATGACATCACACATTCTATATCCACAGCTAAACATAAGCTCTGCCATAACTCCATATTTAGTATCTACTTTGTATGATAATCTTATTACTTTTTTAATTGTCTGTTTATGCATAATCGGAAAACATATCATTCAATAAAATCCTCCAAAATAAAAAAAGGTCATCAGTTACATTTATTTATAATTATTAACTTATATTACTTATTTATTTGTAAATACGCTCTAGTAAAATATATATATAACAACAATATAAACTGTCTCTATTCTCTATAATAGCTACTTAATAAACTGTAAAAAAATAAGTTGTAATCATTAATTAATTACATGTAAATATTTAGGATATGTTCACATGTAATTAATTTTAAAATTTTAATTTTTGCAGTTTATATCTATTGTTAATTTTTGTTTATTCTTTTTTAATTCCTGATCTATATCTATAATTTTAGACTGCAAACAAAAAGGACATATAATTGTCCATGCTTTGCTTGTCTTTTTACATTTATCACAATTTAAAAATATGCTCATATATTTTAATTAGAGATATGTGTTTTATATATTTTTAAAGGAACTGGGATAGGAAGTCTAGTATTTGAAACGGGAATATATCTATTACACATATCTCTATATTTTCACAAAAAAATAGCCGTTCAGGACGACTTAATTTATATTTCCTATTCTCTTAGATTTTTTTCGTCCACTGCTGGACATCTTAATAATAGCAGCAAGCATAAACTAAAACAAGTGACAATATAGTACAAAAAAAGTGTCATAAAAGTATAATTATCAGCTATATTTCTATAATTATACTTTTATTTCAAAAAAAAATAAGCCTTTCGGCTCTATTTTTATAAATAATAAATTTCATCTTTCCATGGTAAATTTAATTCTTTTCTTTTTTTCTCTGTAATATTAAATATGTGTTGACACTTGCAGTTTATTATATTATCATCTCCTCCAAATTCTTTTATTAGAGAATCCCATATATAATTATAATCTTCTACATTGCAGTCGATCTCTTCGACTGCAAAGCCTTCTTTAATTTTTTCTATGCATACATTTATATAATCTTGTAAATACATAATTAAACCCTTCTTTCTATTTCGTTTATTTTTATTATTACTTCTTCTTGTGCTTGGCTAAAATTTAAATAATGATTTTCAAACTCTTCTTTATTATTTATTTATTATGCATAAAATTTTGTTTTTCCAATCTCAAACATCATCCTTTAATATTAAATAATCTTTAACTTCTTTTAATTTCTCATTTTTAAGTAGTTTATAAAAAGTAGTAGTTTTCAGTTTCATACGTTTCATTGCTTCCCTTGCTGTAATCTTTCTATTATTGTATAGTTCCATTACTTCATTCCAGTTATAGGGTTTTTCAATTGATGGCCTTCCTTTATAAAGTCCTTTTGACTTTGCTATTTGTATACCCTCTCTTTGTCTTTCTAGCAAATTTTCTCTTTCAAATTGGTTAATTGCTGCTATCATAGTAAGCATTAATTTCCCAGTAGGAGTGCTAGTATCTAAATTCTCTTTATTAGATACAAGTTGAACTTTTTTTCTTTGTAAGTCTTCAACTATACTAAGTAAGTCTTTTGTTGATCTTGCAAGTCTCGAAAAATCATGTATATAAATACAGTCTCCTTCTCTTGCAAATTCCAGCATTAATTGTAATTGTGGTCTATTAGTATCTTTGGCTGATACTTTTTCTATAAACCATTTGTCAATATTGTGCTTTTCAAGAGCGACTTTTTGCCGCTCTTCATTCTGTTCTATTGTGCTGACTCTTACATAAGCTATGTTCATATTATCAACCTACTTTCATTATTTCAGCAAATTTAACTAAATCATTTGTAGTATAATTAGCATATACATTACTTAAAGCAAAATCATAATTATCAATTTTTTGCTGATTAATAATTAAATCAGCAAATTTTTTTGAAAATTTTGTTGTCATGCTAACCAACCTTAATACTTTTAAAATTCCTGTATTTGCTTCAATTAGATGCATATTAATGGCATACCCCATTCCTTCTTCAATAGAGTTCATAGCAAAATCTTTTGATAAGTACTTTGAGTATGGGCAATCAATCCATTCTAGAGCACCAAATTTAAATAACATAAATATAATATTATTCTTTTCAACTATGCCAATTTTGCAATTTCCTTTTTTTATGTCAATAATCTCTTTCTGTGTTGGAGAATTAAAAAATATATATAAATCTCCACCAGTATTGTCAAAATCAAAGATACAACCTTCGTTGTACCTTGTTTTTCCTTCTTCGAATAACTTTCCTACTTCAAATAATTTCATAATATTTCTCCTCTCTTATCATCTCTTAATATGTATGACTTCTTTCTTCTTTTATACTTCCGTCTGGCATTGCATATAAATAAATCATATCAATATTACATTCTTCATCTTCGTCATTACATTCTTCTGCCCAGTGCTTAATTTCTTGTTTTTCTCCTGTTTCTTTCGCTTTCAGAAATAATTCATTTAACCTTGTTTCTTTTTCTATTTTCTTCTTTAATCTATCAGCAAATATTTCCTTTGCTGCCATTTCTCTATTTTTGTGTTCATCACCTAATGATTTTTCGATAAATCCAGTTGTATTTGATTCTATTACATCAAAACCAAATTTTTTGAGTACTTCTTTTTGCACTTTCCATCTATCTAATTCTTCTGAAATATCAATTTTGAACCTTTTTACTGGATAGTCATATCCGTCTAACCATTCCGTTGTATCATACCATTTTATTTTTACTTCCCCATTTACTATTTTTTCTACTGTTTCATCAAATAATTTTTTTCTTTCTGTGTATAATTTTTCATATTTCTCCTTAAAATATTTTAATATTTCTCCTTCTAGAGTAATTCCATTTATTTTCTTTCCTCCATTAACTCTAAAGCCATTTCTAAGTATAATTGCATTTTTGTCCTTATTAAAAGTTCCATTTCTAAAAAATCCATCATTAGCATATTTATTAGTGCCATCTATAACATTTTTGCCTTCTGTTTTCCAATATACTTCAAGATTATTATCTACCGTAAATTCTTTTATTTTTAGTGATATGTTAATTCCTTTTCTTTCAAAGTTAATTATATTATCCATATTTTTAATCCCCTCTCAAAATTTATTATGTACATATTGTATAATAAGTTTTCGTAAATGTCTATAATTTACGCAAAATAGTTTTCGTTAAATATGTATTACAATTTATATCGAATATGTAAATATATAGTTCGTAATGGTCTAGTCTAAGTGAATGCTTTTTAAATTTGAAATTTATAATAGTATTTCTTTTTGATATAATAAATAAAATATTAAAATCAAGGAGTAAATATTTTTATGGATATTGAACAAAAATTTGTAAGTGATAAAAATCCAATTACATCTTCTATTATTTATGAAATTCCGCAAAAATGTATAGACAGTTTTGGAAGTGATTTAGATAGATGTTCTACACGACAAAATAATATTTGTGGAAGATGTAATTTAATTAAGCGTTATTGCTGGAGAATTTCAAGGCTTGATTCAAATAGATATATTTTTGACGATTTAATTTGTCTAGAATATGAATTAAGTGACGATTTAAATCAAAAAGAAATTACTTTTATCACTCAGACGATATCAGGAATGCAAATAGATGATGTAATAGAATTTTATTTTGATAGAATTAAAGAAACTATCAGAATAAAAAGAATTCCAAATATGACATTAAAAGAAATTGAATTATTGAAAGAATATGAATTATTGAAAGAATATGGGTTGTGAAAAGAAAATGCTTACTGTTGAAGAATATAAAAATAAATTTTATCAAATTTATTTTTTGATAAAAAATATCGAGAGAGATATTAGTCTTGGTGATTCTGGATATTATGACAGAGATAATATTATTAATGAAATAAAGAAAATAATAGATATCCGATATGTTTCAGGGCTGCCGGATAAAGAAAAGAAAAAATTAATGGAGGGTTATCAAATGGTAGATTTAAATTTTTGCAAAATTATTGAGTATGATAATTATAATGACAGAATAAATATAAACTGTGATGGATTGGATAAACAGAAAATTTCTGATGGATACCACACTTTTGAAGAATTATATTTTCATAGAATGATACTATTTTCAATCATTTGTAAACAAAACAAGGATATTTCATGGAAAAGTAAACTTCATAATGATGGAACAATGTTTGAAAATTATTTTATCGTCGGCATCAATACAAAGGAAGGCCAATTTACTTATCATTATCATATGCAGTACTGGGATTATTTTAATGTTGGTGAAATACTCACTGCTCCAGAATGGGACGGACACAAGTCCGATGATATAACTAGATTATTAAGTTTAATAAAATAAATTAAAGAAAGAAAGAAGGTTAAAAAATAATTTTTTCTTGGATCTAAAATATAAATAAAAAGCTTTAGGAATAAAAGAGTTTCTAAAGCTTTTTTAATGCAAAAATATTGCTTATTGGAATAAAACAATTTGTCGTTTCCGTCCCCTGACGAGGTAAGCAATATTTTTATAAGTTATTTATTTAATTCCTCATAGGTAGATTAACGCCACGTGTTAAGGTTCAAGTCCATCTTGGTATGATTAGCAAGGCATAAATTTTAAATATTTTAAAAATGTTTCAATCCTTATTTTGATGGATTGCCTTGCAAAATTATTTTATACTTCTTAATAAATTTTGTCAATAAAAAAAGACTCTTTCGAGTCTTAATGCACACTTTGCGTAAATTATTTGGCTATAATCAATATTTGATTTGCGTATTGAGGTTTTATAAATATTTCTCCAATAGGTTTATTTATTTCTAAGTCTCCATTTTCTTTAAGCTTAATATTAATCTGAAATTCAACATCATCACACATAATTTTATAAGTTTTATTTTTATCAATCATAATTGTTTCCATAATTTATTCTCCTTCCTGTAATTTTATAGTTTGTATTATATTTTTTATTAATTTCTTTTAATCTTTCTTCTAATTCATCAGTTGGCAGCTCTCCAAGCTGCCAACTTTCAATTAATTCATTATACTCTTTTCTATGTTCTTCCAAATCAGTCCCTCACCTCTATTATAAAATTATTTCCATTTATGTAATCCGTCCTAATACCGTCTATGTCTAAAATTTCTGATTCATCCTCATGAATGCAACATACATTATTGCACTCAACTTTAACTTTCTTTTCAAATCCATGCTCTTTCCCATGCTCTTGGAGTATCTCAATTAATTCTTTTATAGTCATATTACTTATCCTCCCCGGAAGCCTATACGGCTTCCTCTATATTTTGGTATTTATTTTTAACATCTAATGTTTTAAATTCTTCAGTATCAACTTTCATTTCTTCTTCCATGTAGCACCCTTGAAAATCTTCTGGAAATGCTTCTCTAAGAGTTTGAACTATTGCAACTTTTCTTATCATAGTTCCAGGTTTTTCGCTCCACATTTTATTAGGCGTTCCATCTTTTTTTAAGTTGATATATTCTCCTATTTCAACTGATTGTTTCAAGCTTTGTTGCTTATCCTTAAACCAAACTTCACACCATCCTCCAACTATAACTTCTTTTTCTCTGTAATATGCACTTCCTTCTCTATCCATTACTTCTCCTTTATCTTTATTATAAACTGTTATTCCTGCTTTCCAACCATTGCAATTAGGATTTTTAAAAGCCCTCTTTGTAAATACATCTTTAGAAACTACCATTGTTGCTGATTGATTACCAAATTTAATTAAATATGCTTCATTTATCCATGGGTTAAGTTTTTGATGTTTACAAAGAGCAATAAACAACATTACTTCTTGATCTGTTACATTTCCTTGTCCTCTTACTAAAAATTTCTTTACTAATTGTTGAGTTAATTTTATTTTGCCTGTATCGGTTTGAATCATATCTATATTTTTAATTTCAACTAAATTTTTATTTTCCATATTTTCCACTCTCCTAATTTTTATTGGAGAGAGAGTTAACTCTCTCGTTTATCTTCTCCTTAAATCAAAATCTCTGTGAAACAACATGTTGTCTTCTCCTGTAACATTGAAGCTGTCTTGTAATTCATTTTTCCAGTACACGAAATCTTTATGTTTATACGAATAAACTTTTATTGCAGCTGTATAATTACTTTTATGTAAATTTACAAATTCTCTTGTATCATTAGCATTGTCAAAATTATTTGTTGTTGAAAGTCCTGTTGAACCTTGAATAATATCTACTGAATATAAAATCATCCTCGACACTCCTTTAATTTTTATTGGAGAGAAGGCTTAAGCCCTCTCTGTTAAGCAACTTTCTTGCTATATTTCCTTATCCATTCGTTAGCAGTTGTATAACCAATCAAATATCTAGGCAGCTTAGGCTTTCTTCCTGCTATTGCAGTTAATTGATTATATTGACGAACTGTGCATTGACCTTCGTCCATAATTCCAAAGTAAATATCTTTGTTGAGTTTTATCAGTTGACTTGCTTCTGATGTTGTGTAAAATTTCTTTTTTCCGATTGTTCCAAAGTCCATTTCTGTATCGAGAACCCTATACATGTCTAGAATTAATTCTGCTTGTTTTTTTGTTGCTGTCATAAAAATATACCTCCCTTGATTTTTTTGGAGGTACAAGATATACTTAGCTTAGTTAAAAAAAGTTGTTATCTTGTACCAAGTTATAAAGTAGTTGTTTGCAGCAGCTACTTTATATTTATATTATAGTTTACTTATTCGTAAATGTCAATTACTTATACGTAAATTATAATTACTGTTTAATATCAAAAAAATAAGCCTTTCGGCTATAATTTACATTTATTTTTAGATTTATATTCTTTGTGGTATTCTATGAAATCTTTATCAAATATATATGTTCCTTTTAACTTTCGAAAAAAACGTTCTGGTATAGACTTATTTTTTATTTGCATGCGAATATTTGCCGTTGTAGTTTTTATTTCTTCAGCAATTTCATTTATTGTTACAAAGTCATTTATTGTTTTATTACTTTTTATTTTCATTGCAACCACCTCCAAATTTTATTATATATGCAATTTACTTATTCGTCAATTACTAATTAGTAATATATTTAAAACACATAAAAATACATCTATAATCGTTTTAAATTTTTATAGTGCAATCATTCGTTTTTATATTTAAGCTTAATTAAAAACAATTCTAGGCTCAAATTAATACATAATAAAGTAAACTATTCGAAAATAGTTTTATACTTTTAGTTTGTCGTGATTTACGACAGGCTAAAATAATAGACTGAATTTAATTGTGTTATTCAAGTCTATTCCTACATTGTTCAAGTTATTCTCTATTTTTTTTATAGCCTCTTTTACCCTCCGCTTTATGGTCCTTATATCTAGATAAAATTTATATTTATCATAAAAATTACATACTATGTCTTGATATGTAAGTTTTCTATTGTCTATAAACTTGCACTGTATAATAAATCTATCCTGCTCTTGTAGCCTTGCAATTGCAGAATTAATCATATTTATTTTCTTTTTCAAATTTAATAATTTTTTTTGTTCTTGGATCTTCAGTTCAAAAATTGTATCGTAATTTAATTTATGTATTTTTTCTTTCTTAAATGCTTCATTTTCTACGCTGCTAAAAATTGGGCTTAAATATTTTATTCCTAAGAAGGTTTTTTCTTTGTAATAATCAAATCCGGATAAATCTGATAGTTTTAATAATTCTTCGTAATGTTTTATGTTAATTTTGAGTAAATTACATTGCATAATTACATCATTGTAATTTTTTAGTATTTCTTTTATTTTAGATATATTCTCCATTTTCAAGCCCTCCATGATATAATTTAAATTAACAGAATCAAAATTATGTCATGGTAAATTTAATTATAAATTTAGGGCTGGATAATAACCAGCCCTATTTTCTTAACTTTTTAATTCTTTTAATATTTTTTCGATTTCTTTTGATTTTTCTTCAACTTGTTTCAACTTTTCATAAAATATTTGTTTACTGTATTTTTCCGTATTTTCTTGATAATCAAGAATTAATTTATCTATTTCATTTTGTTTCATCTGTTTCATATGTTTTCCTCTTTTCTTGAAATAATCTTGAGGGCCTCTTCCCTATTCTTTATTGCTTTTGTTTTTGTTATGTTATTTACTTTCTCTAGTTTTATTATTTTAAATTGCCTTAACTTTTCCCAAATCAGATCGATTTCCCTATAAGTTAACTCTAAATGTTCTTTTATTTTTCTCTTACCAGGGCAATAATTATCTTTATCAATTTCATCAAAAATATATTCCATAAATCTAATTAAATTTTCCGAGCCGTCAACCTGTTTATCATGTTTAATCGTTGTTGATTTTTCAGTTTTATTTTCAGCTGCTACGGTTTTATTTTTTTCTTTTAATTTTCTTTTAATTTTAAACTTCTTTTTATTTTTCTGAGGTAGGGAAGAGCCACCATCTTTTTTCTCTTCATTGTCATTGTTTTCATGATTATTGCTATCGTTATCTTTATTATTATTAAATTCAATTTCTTTTTTAGGCTCTGGTTCAATTTCTATTTTCCTTAGTAAAGAAAATCCGATTAAAAACGCTATAGCCAGAATTTCTTGCATAATATTTTTAACAATAGCAATCTTGCCAATTATTTTTTCTGGTTCAGCCGGACTAAAATACTTTGCAAGCTGGAACAATCCTTTTGTTACTATTCCAGTTCCTGAATAATTCATTGATGTAAGTATTTTTAATTCGTTCGTCAATGATGACAACTTATTGTTCATATTATTTATTTCTTTTTGCTTATTATTTTTTGCTGTAATATAATTTTTTGGTAACTTGTTTTTTTCGTCAATCATGCTGTTTATGCTTGACGAAATTGCTTCTATTTCTTTCTGTTTTGCTTTTATTGCTACTTCGTTATTATTTTTAACTGTTGACTGCGAATCTGCTTCGGCTTGATAAGTTGCTGAAACATTTAAATCTCGTCCTTGGCTGGCAATAAAACTGTTTACCAAGCAAAATATCAACAACAATCCAAATACTATAATTTTTGCTGGTTCTTTTTTTCTAAAAGCTATCCCTAGCAGGATAGGGAAGACTACCTTTCCTAAGTCGAACATTATTCCTACAATTCCCGTTAATAGTTTATCAAATGTATTAAATCCTAAATCATAATACATTTGAAATGTATACACTCCAGAAATTGTAGATATAAATAATCCTGCTACCAAGCAAATTAAACTATATATAAAATATTGGTTGTTACGATTGTTATTTTTCATTTTCTATATCTCCTTTTATTTTTTTTATTGGTATCTTGGCGTATTTATGGTATTATTTTGTTGCAATGCAATGTTGTTGTTTTTTTTAATAGTTGCTACTCTTGAATGGGGAAGAGTAGCTTCTATTTTTACATTCCAATTTTCCGACTTTTCCTCTCTGGGTACAATCTTCACAGCATAGTTGTAAAAATGCTCTTACATTGTCAATTTCGCACATTTCTTTTTCTCCCTTATGTATTCTTGTCCTTTACTTTTGCATACAGGACAAACTTTTGTAAATTTTATGTGGTGTTCTGTGCATACTTTAGCGTTATTAATTTTGTTTAAATACTCTATTTCTGTCATGTTGCACCTCCATATTTTTTTTTACTTAAATTATTGTTATAGATAAAATATATCTATCTAATTTTTTAAGACTGTATTTAATGCAAGACTTAGGTATTCCTGTTTCTTCGCTGCATAAGTCATAGCCTAATTCAAAATTTCTTTTTCTTGTTGCTGCACATTTGTTATGACTTATTAATTCAATTGCTATCCAGACAAATAATACTTTGTCTGTGCTGTTTAATGTTTTGTCGCTTAAAATTTCTTTAAAATCTATGCTATCCAGTGAGATCATATACTATTACCCTTTCTTAGTTTATTCATCCTCGTATCCCTCAAAAATTCCTTCTTCAAAACTCTCACATTTTCCATCTTCATCTAGTACGATTGTTTTAATATCTGCATTAAAACAACCATCTTCAAAATAATATTTGCATTCATCATTTCTGCAATGTATGAAAAATTTCATAATTATTCACCCTTTCTTAGCTTATTTCCTTCTTCGATTATATTTTCTAAATATTTTTCAAACTCTTCTACATCATTTTCATTAGCAATTTTAAATTTTATTTTAGTTCCTTTCTTTGTTGCCTTGCTAATTTTTGTCGCAATTGCTCCATATTTTTGAGCTTGCGATATTTTAACTAGTATTAACACTTTTTCGTAATGTATATTTTTAGTTGATAATACAGGAAAATTTTGTGCATATGCAACAACTTTAAATTCTTTATCCATTTTATTCATCCTTTCCTAAATTAAACATTTGCTCTTGACTGACTTCAAAAAAATCTGATAATTTTTTTCTCATCATCCACTTGGGACAATGATTTTCTTTTTCTATCAGCCTCAAATAGCTTGCTGATATGCCAATTTCTTCTGAAAGTTTTTTTCTGCTTAAACCTTTCCATACTCTATACTTTTGTAGATTATTGTTTATTTTTCCCTTTTGTTTCATTCTGTTACATTCCTTTCTTCAATTAGTTTTTTAATTTCTATGTCGTATCTTTGTCCAATCAGAAATTGCGTTTCCTGTCTTAATGCAGTTTCTGTGTCAGCTTTGATGTGGTGGACAACTCTTTCTATTATTGCAAAGAAATCATTTTCTCCTATGTTAAAAATCTCTACACACATTTCCTCTGCAATTCTTTTGTAATCTATATCCATAGCTTAACTCCCTTTATTATTCTCGTTTATGTCATGCAATATATTTCTTAAGTATTCTGTAGCACCTGTTAAATATGCAATCTCATCTCTTACTTTTCTTAAATTTTCTTCCAGATTTTTAATTTTAATATTTATATTTTTTATGTCATTTACATTATTTGACTCTCTTATTGTTATGTATGCTGTTTTGATTGTTGCGTTAATTTGCTGAACTTTTCTTCCTTTTTGGACTAATAGCTCAAACATCTCTTCCTGTTTTTCTTTCCATCTTTGTATAATTTCATCATGTATTATTATCACTGTTTTTTCCTCCCATCAAATCATGCTTATTTGATTTATCATTGCCTTATTTTTTATATTACTTATTTTTGTATATTCCAAAAAACTTTTAGTTTCCGAGTAAAATACAAACTTTGAATTAACATATCGCTGCAATCTTTTATATTTTATATCTGCATTTTCTTTATTGTAGATCATGATGTAAGGGTCGTAATCAAGTTTTTTTAAAGTTTCTACTCTATACATGTCATATTCAAATGTTGTATCAAAATTAACTAATACATACACTCTCTTATTTCTATTAGATAACTTTGAATATTTATTAAACATTTCTAATTTTTTTATTATTATTTCTTCATCTTGCTGCTTATCCCAAGCAAAATGAAGCATTTTTATTTTACATTGTAGTATTTTTTCTATATTTTTTGAATTTAATAATCTGCAATCTAACCCTTGAGTAAAATCAATATATGCATTTGTTTTTATTAATTGATCCAACAAATTTAAATGTTCTTTGCATGCAAGTAAATTTGGATCTAAAAGTTTAATTTCTTTCTGTCCATTCCAAAATTGTTCTATGTCTGCAACTTTGTAACTTTTTAATCCTTCCTTTTCACCAACTATGCAAAAATTACAATTTCTAGGGCAACCCCTTGTTAAATAGCCATATGCAACATTGCAATTGTATATACTATAATCAGGATACATATATTCAATTTCATCAGGAATTTTTGATTTTATTGAATATCCTGTTCCACCTTTAATTATTTCATCAGCTTGTATTATTTGATTGTGATCTAGTGTAAATGTAAAGACTTTAGACTTATAAACTTTGTCATAGTTCTTCAAAGTATTACACCATTCAACATTATTTCCCATACTTTTATGCCATGCACTAATTTTCATTAGTGCTAAATTTGGGAAATTGTGACCATCTACATCAATTAAGCCTACATTCACTGCTTTCTCCTCCTTCCTTTTATTTTTATAACATTGCTTTTGCTAATACTTTTTATATCTTTAGCTACTTCAAATACTATTCTTACAGCTATTAGTAAAAATAATATTATTATCAATACGTTAGTTATCATTTATTTACACTCCTTTCATAACGCACACATACAAGGTATATCCATTGCAATTTGACTATCTTCAAAATCTTTGTTATGCCTAAACTTTTCCGCCAATTCTTCCAATGTACAGTCCTTAAATACTGTATATCCTATTTCTTTTTCTTTTTGCATTGCCTTTTCGTATTCTTTTGGATAATGTAGCCAATACAATTTCCATTCTGCTTTACCTGCCTTAAAACAGGGTATACAATTGTTATGCTTTAAATATTTATATGCCTCTGGCAGTTTTATTCCCCAACTATTTTGAATTATATGTTTTATTTCTTTATCACTTATTCCAGCCTCAAAAACTGGAAATACTACTTTTCTTCCAATGTTTAAATTTCTTGCATATGTTTTTTGTACTCTTCGCCATTCGTTTTTCGAATAGCCAATATATAAAACAAAATCATCATTAATTTTTTTTAGAAATCTTTCCGTCATTTGCATTTTTAAAACCTGGGTGCAAAATGGCATAAATTGACCCGGTATATGTTTTTTGTGATCAATCAATTCCCATATATTCATTCCATAATTTTCTTCAGTAATTGGTGTATTTAAATAGTTAGACACATCTTTTCTAAATCTATCCGAATCTTTATCCTCTGAATGTGTGGGGGTGTGCAAAAGTATAATATCTTTTTTATCATATTTTTGTAATACTAAGTATGCGCAATAACTACTTGCTGCCCCGCCACTAAATAATACTATGTGTTTCATTATTTACACTCCTTCCAAAATATTATTATATGCGCCAATCCCGGCAGGCACATTAATGCCATGGCTATAATAAAAGCTTTCATTTTGTCTCCTCCTATTCAGTTTTTACAAATGTTACATTGTCATAAAGGCTGTTGTAATAATCTTCATCATATTCTCTCTGTTCATAATTTGTTGCTTGTATTGGGTTTTGATTTGCCTTGTCTTTTGGTTTATAATATTCAAAGTTGTCATCTACATAATCCTTATATCCAGAGTTAAAAAATGTGCTTCCATTTTTATAATTTAACTCTGGAAAATCCTTTCTTCTCAATTCTGTATCCTTTACGTATCTTTCTATTGCTTTTTTTAATGTTTCAAATCCTATTTCTTTTAGCTCATTTATTTTTGTTTTTGATACGTTGCCTCTTCCTCTTTTCAAAGGATATAGTTCCCATAGTTTTTCAAAATCAAAACCGTCTATATTTATAGTTAGTTCTTTTTCTAATAGTTCTTTTTCAATAGTTCTTTTTATATGGTCTGTCTGACCATGGGGTATGGTCTGTCTGACTATGGGGGTATGGTCTGTCTGACCATGGGGTATGGTCTGTCTGACTATGG